CTTGGCGGCGGTAATTGGCATCAGGATGCCCTTGGCTTGCTCTGATGTGTTGCCCATGGCGACTATCTTGCCGCCCCAAGACTGCGCGTAGGTTTCGACCACTGATTGAAGGATCTTTGTGCGGATGATCCACATTTCCTCACCGACGCCGTGAAACCACAGGTGCGGGTTTGGACCTTCTGGATGGATGCCGGATGGCTTGCCGCCGTCGAACACTTGCAGGGCGAGATTGTGTGTGCTGGCCGCTGAAACGTCATACTTACATTCGCCGGTGAGGGGCAGGGCGCCGTACAGCGGGACTTCAATGTTGATGCGTAAATCATAACTTGTTTCCTGTGGCTTCCAACATTCGTGACCTTGTTCTTTCAGCCAATTGCGCACCCGAGCCTCAAACATCTCGCCCTGCGCCAGCTTGGAACGCCAATCACTGTTACGGTCTGTAACATGACGTGACGTCTGGTGTTTGAACGGCTTGGCCATAAAGAAATTAGCCCTGCGACAGTTGCTGTGACAGGTTGATGTAAGCCGCATTTATTGCGGGGTCTTTTGCGCGCAGCTCTTTCAGTCGCTTAAGGCCTTTTACGATGGTTGAGTGGTCACGGTTGCCCAAGATGCGGCCAATCTTGGCGTAGCTGGCATAGGTCAGTTCGCGGCACAGACCGTAAAGAACAAGGCGCCAAACAACTAAATCTTGCTCTCGACAAGCCGATACTAGATCGATGCTGCTTACATTTCCTTGACGTGCGACGGCAAGGAGAACTTCATGGAGCGATAGCGCGACGGTTCTATCTCGCAGATCAATGTCCCTGGGAAGAGCGCATGCACCAGTTTCTTTTTCAGATTGTAAATCGGGGTTTTGAAACCCTTCACGTCCTCGACCACCTTGTATCCACGCCGATCTGTCTGATCTGGTATCGTCCACTCTATGTACTGAAAATCCGCGATGTACTTGCATATTAACTTCCCATTGATTTCGCAGCGAAACACCGGCTGCATTTGTAGATTTGTTATTTCGCCGGCCTCGGCGCGCGGCTTGAGCGTGTGCCAATAGTGTTTGGCTTCGCTTTGACTGTCGAATATCACGCCATCCAGCTCGACCTTTTTGGCATTGTATTTGCGAAACTTCACGCGACGTGACCCGCTGCCCTAGTCATAACCGTAAGCTGATGCTCCAGATTAAGGTCCAGCTCGCGGCACAGAAGCTCTTCCAGCCACAGGTTTGTGGACTTTTGCTGGCGCTTCGCTTCTGCTTCGACCGCGTCTTTTACAGCGGGGTGGGTCCGCATGAATAACACTGCTTTATTGTTGCTCATTGTTCCGTTCCAAAAATGTTACGTCTAGTACTTGCACAAGTGATAGCATGGTGCTATCTGATGTTAATAGGTGAACAATTAGTGAAAGGGATATGGAAAATGCGCTTATATATTAAACAGATAATTAAAACCCTCGGCGTAACAGAAGAAGTTGCCAAAAAAGTTCTTTTTCAAATGGAATGTTCAAACTTTGATTTTTCACAAGCAACAAATCAAGAGTTTGCAAAAGAGGCCAGCCGCGCAAGGAGTGATTGCTATGACAACGTACCTAAATGAATTTTCTGATTTTGATAACGGGACAGCATTTGATACAATACTTGCCGCTGTAAGCACTTATGGCTTTAAGGACCATTCTTGGCACAATGACGCCATGCCTTGCATCCTAATGGAACACGACAATGGCTTCCAACTAATTATTTGGGTTGATTTTAAAGACCCAACTAAGGCTGAGTTTGTAGAGCAACGTCAAGATGGAACCGTCAAACAGTTCATGTTTGGTGAGCGTGATGAACACGGTGAGTACACTGAAGAATGGCAGTACGATGATATAGACGCCTTAATCTCGCATGTTGAGAAAGTGATGAAATCATAATGTTAATTAGCACCAGACCAGATCATGGCGCGACACACGGCGGCGATTATGCGGCCTACATGCGCGTATCAACGGACAGCCAAGACGTGGCCACACAAGAACATGGCATAAAGGCTTTCTTGAATGGCGGCGACCACAAGCTGAAATGGTTTAAAGAAGAGGGCGTGTCCTCTGGCACCGATTGGCATCAGCGCAGTGAGTTGCATTCGTGTCTAGACTATTGCCGCAAAACTAATGCGACTATGGTGATATACAGTGTAAGCCGTATGTCGAGGCGTCTTTGGGAAACACTGCGTTTCTTGGAGCAAGAGGTGAAGACCGGCCACATCAAGCTGGTGGTCGTTGATAATCCTAACTTGGATCATAACACTATAGGGCTGTTGTCAGCGGTTGCTGAGATGGAACGCACCCAGATTAAAGCGCGCACCAAGATGGCCCTCAACCGTATCAAATCTGAGATAGCTGAAAAGGGCAGTTATGTGGCCAAGTCGGGCCGCACTATTACCAAGCTTGGTGTGCATGACAAACTTCCAGACGCTGGCTTGGCCGGCAACGAGGCCAATCGTGACCTTGCAAAACAGCGCGCAAGTGATGTGTGGCCGATTATGGAAAACCTGTTGAGCCAAGGGCTGGGATACCGTGGCATCGCCCGTGAGTTAAATAAGATGCAAGTGGCACCGCCAGCGCGCCGGCAAAACCCCGACCGATCCAAGAAAACTGAATGGTACGCATCAAGCGTTCGTAATTACATCTTGCGCATGAAGGAAAACAACTAATGAACATAGCAACCAACCAAAAAACTGGTCCACTTGAGGTATCCGCGTGGGTTTTGATCCGCCGGCTCTTCAATCTAGGCAGACCAGCGACACTGCTTACAATGCAGCCATGGCCGAACCGCTCAAACGGTCCGCCAGTAACCTTTGCTCCGGAGATTTGATAATGGCTTTAGATAAAATGACCGTCACCCAACTGCGCGCTGGATTAGTTGCAAAGTTTGCGAATGAATTAATGATCCGCGAATTGCAAACATGGCAGATGCGCATTGGCCGTCTGGCTACTCCGTTGCAGCGTTATGCTAACTCCACCACAAACCGGAGCATGACCGCGCGTCTTTTGACGATTGCTAGAAATAGGGCAGTCACAGAAAAACGCTACTTGGGCATCACAAAGCAAGAGTGCGCCGCTGAGCTTAGTATAAGTTTGAACGCGGCAAGTCAGATCGTATCGCACTACGTTTCCATGGGCTGGGCCGTGGCTCACGAATCAAGTTGCAAGCACTTCCAAGCCGCTCGCGTATTGACAGATAGCACGGATGAATATGCGCGCCGTGTTTTGGAGCTAACACCAACTAGCTTGTGGTCAAACCACCAAAAACTGATGGATTTTGACCAAATCACAACAAGTCACTTGGACTTTACAGATGATTCTAAAAGTGAATAATAGATGTATAGGAGATGAATTATGAGTACTAAAAACGGGAAGAAGCGGGTCAAAATGAACCAAACCGTGTATAATATGCGCACGGGACAGATGACATTTAAGCGCCGCCTCGACATTCCTATGTGGCACATCGACCATCTCAACAAAACGATTGAGGCGTTTGATGAAATCACAGATGAGTTGAAACGTATTCGTAATTCAAATACTCTGCGCGATTCAGATAAAACCATGTATGCTCAGTTAAGCTTAACAATGATGAACAAAAGATTTTATCATATGTTGCCAAAGGATCCTCGCTCCAGAGGGTCTGAACACTTTGAGTATGTATCAGGGTTTGGTCTGGTAGATAAGTCGGGCCATGCAGATTTGCTGGCGCGTGACGACCTCAATGCTGACACCGTTCAGTATCAACCCAATGGTGGTTTTGGGGCTAAATAAAAGACCAGACCGGTGGTCTGGTAGTGATAAGAAGACGTCTAGTCTTACTATAAATCCGATAAGGAGTATTACCGTGCTATATCAGAAAGTTATCAGGGGGTGGCAAGTGCTAAGAGTTATAATTAGTATTATCCTAGAAACCTCTAGCCATGCAGAAATACAGAACAAACAATACTCGAAAACAGTTGAGGCTATAGAGACTGTACTGTCTATACTGTCAATACTGGTTTTTATGTATGCAATTTATTGGACGATGATCGTTGGCTGCGCGCTTTCCGACCAGTGTTACAACGACTGGGCGGGTATTTAATCATGCCCAAACTAACTAGAACAGGCTACGAAATAGGTAGCAGTGAGGCCGGAGCTATCGTTTTACACAAGACGACGTTTCAAAACAGGATCGAAGTTCTACGCAAACACAAGTTGGCTCGGGCCGGCGTCGAAGAGCTAGACGCAATACGCAATGTTAATGCTTTGCAGCGTGGCACCCATCTAGAGGCTGGTGTCGCATCTTGGGCCCAAGAGCGGCTGGAAGAAATGACCGGCGGCACTGTGGCAATGTTTGAGCCAGATGTGGCCTATCGAAAAGAAGACATGGGCATCGCATCCTCTGTTGATAGAATAATTAGGCTCAGTGACGCCTTGCATTTAGAGAAGGCGGACGGATCTTTGGTGACCCATGAGGGCGAAGGCATCATGGAAGTGAAGACCGACTTCTACCATAACGGCAAACCAAAACCAGAATGGACGATGCAAGTGATGCATCAAATGCTGTGTACGGATCTGCGATGGGGCATCATTGCCTGCATGGACCAAGGCGGCAAACTCCATTTCTATCCGGTTGAGTTTGATGCCCATATGGCCAATGCAATGATCCTCGCATTCGCCGAGTTTTGGGAGCTAGTTAAGAGCGATGGTGAATATCCGCCTATCGCTGAAGAAGCGAAGCCAGACTTTATAGATATCAGTGATTTGTTGCCCGAAACTAATTCGGATATGGCACAACTTTGTGGTGATTACCTCAAGGCCAGCGCCGAAGAACGCATGTGGAAGAAAACAAAAGAAGATGTGCGAGACGCGATTGAGCAAGCAATGGACGCAATGGGCGTTGAACATGCAGCCCTGCCTAGCTTTCAGATTACTTCGACCACGCAAATGAAAGAAAAAAGAAAGATGGTAGCCACCGGCGAGATGGCACCATCCAGTAAATTTTCGATAAAGGAAACAAGTTATGAATAGTATAGTCACAAATCGCAAATCATTACAGCCGCAAACCATGGATGAAGCAATGCGCTTCGCGGAAGTCATCAGCAAATCAGCCATGGTCCCTAAAGATTTTCAAGGCAAACCGGCGAATACCCTAGTCGCAATCCAGTGGGGCATGGAGCTTGGCCTTGCGCCGATGCAAGCGCTACAAAACATAGCCGTTATCAATGGCAAGCCTTCGGTCTATGGCGATGCGCTATTAGCTATGGTCAGGGCGGACAGCCGCTGCACTGGGGTTAATGAATACGTTGAAGGCGAAGGCGACGCGATGACCGCCGTCTGCATTATTAAGCGCGCGCATGGCGGTGAGATAGAGGAAATCAAACGAACATTCTCTGTCACCCAAGCAAAGCAAGCGCGGCTTTGGGGCAAGCAGGGCCCGTGGCAGCAATATCCTGAGCGCATGTTGCAGCATAGAGCGCGCGGCAACGCGATACGAGATGGCTTCCCTGACGTCATCAAAGGCATGGTCACTGTTGAGGAAGCACAGGACATGACGCCGATGAACATCACACCCACGGAGAAGGCCGTACAGCCACCAAAGCTAGAAGAATTAACAATGGCACCCAAAGACTTAGAAAGCGTACCTGATGCGGTCGAGGTGGTGCCGACGCAAGTCGGTAATGACGCCGCCTATAGTTTCGCAATGAATGTTCCCAATAAGGAACCGAGGCACTTTGAAGCCGCTGAAGAATTTGCGGATGCATACAGCGACCTCTTGCTGAAAGTCAGACGCGCGGACAAGTTAGCGCCGGCCACTCGTCGTACCAAGATGAAAGATCTTGAGCAACAAAACGAGGAATCTTTCCACACGTTGCCCACAGAAATTGTGGGTGAGCTAAAGGACAAGCGCATCCAATATAACAAAGTGCTGAGCTTGGAAGAGAAGGATGCAGCGAATGGATAAGGTCGGCCTCACACCAGTGCAGTCAGAAGTGTATAACTTTCTGCGCATGTATCACCGCGAACACGGCGTCTTTCCCACGGTCAAAGAATGTTGCGCCGGCAAAATTGACGGGGAGCCGATCATTAAAAAGCGCTCTTCAACCAATGGGATGCACCGCATTCTTAAAGGGCTAGAAGAGCGGAAGTGGATTGAGATAATGCCCATGCGTGGCCGAGCGATTAGACTACTTTAACCCATCAAACCCCTCTTCTTGGGTTTGGACTGACTAGCCTGGATTGCCTGTGCCGTTGGAGCGCCAGGTGTTCCAGGCTTTCTCATTTTCTCACCGCTGCCCTTGGCAATACGGTCTTTCTTTTTTTGAATGTTGTGCCACAGCCCTTTTCGTTTAACCATCTACCAGCTCCAATGCTTTTTCCAGAGTTTCTGTGTTGCGGCGTGACCAGCCATTTCCGTAAATCTCATAATCTTTTAAAGATCTGTAAAACGCTTCGCGCCCATCATAATATTTGTGCAGCACATCGATTGCGTCAAAGTCGTAGACCGCTGCGACGGTCTGTGGACCTATGGCCCCATCAGGCTTTGCAGATACTGCGCGTTGAAGTATCTTGGCTGCGCGACCTGGGCCGGCATTAACGCAAAGATCCGCACAGCTTACGTCTACCCCAGAAGGAAGGTCGTCACCTTTAATGGCGTTCCAATAGTTTTTTTTGTACAACGGCTTCACATCATCAACCGTCAGCTCACGCATTAGGTCTTTCGGCGCTGGCTTGCCGGTATACTTAGCCCAGTTCCAGGAGGTGACGCCAAGCATTGTGCTGCCTTCGTTGCCGTGACCATCGCCTTTGCGATTGCCGCTGTCGCGCTGATCGTCAGTAAAAAGTCCCTCATGTTCAATCAACATTTTAAAAAACGGTTCCCAGTTCTTTTTCATTTTGATAATCCTTTTGTTCGCTCAAAACTACGCATGCCAGCAAGACCAAGCATCCCTGTCAAAACGGGAAGCATTACACCCATGTCTGCTTGCGGCACCATAAAGCCAAACCCAGCGGCGATAGGAGAAATCAGAAAATTTACGGCTAATCCCAGCACACAGACATACCCACACAGCGGCCTCCAGGACGCTTGAAACCAGTTACCCTTTGCCTCGGTTTTGTTTACTTCTACTTGCGCCAACAGGGCTTCCTGTGCGTGTCGATCAGCCATTGTGCTTAGACTGTGCGCCAACTCTGCCGCCTTGTCTTTGTCTTGAATAAATTTTCCAACGAGTTCTGTCGCGGGAGCAATCAGTGCGCCTATGATACTCATGTGTTTTCCTTTATTTCAAAGCAATACGTTACTGTGTTGCTATCTGTGATTAAAACTTTTGCTTCGTCTTTGGCTCTAACGCATGAGCTATTATCCTCGAACTGGCCCAACTCAAAATGGTTGACAGTGTTGTTTAATAGCTGGAACCACACCAACACCCACATCAAAATTTCTCCAGATATTTGCCGAGCGCAAAGACCATTCCAGCCATTCCAACTATTGCAAGCAAGCCAGCGAAACTAAACATTATAGTTTCCATCAACTCTTCACGTTCTTTTTCTTTTTGTTTCTGCGCCGCCTTCCGAGCCACACGGGCATCCGCCTGATATTGCTGCCACTTGTCCCAAGTGCCAGGCAAAGCATATAATCTGCACCAAGACTCCAATTCACGCCGCTGTTCTTTAATTTTTTCAAGAGCTTGGAACTCTTCCCAATCGCCTTCCGCGCCACCAGTTAACGCTGTTAAAGGGTTATTCTTCTTGCGCTTTACAGCATCTTTCAGATCATCTTCAGCGGTGAGAAACTTGCCGACTTGACTGACAAGCCCTTTAACTTCGTTGCCATTTTCCAAGCACTTCTTGATAACAGAATATGCGGCATTAGCTGCCATGATTGTTTCAAGAACAGCCACTAACTCAGCCCATCTTCAAAAGAACTGTTACCAAAAGACCAATAATAGACGCAGCCGCAGCAATCATAATCGATTCCATCCTCTTGATTCTAATATACAAATCCTTTAGCTGGATTCGCATTTCTGTTTTGATGGCAATCATCTCTCTGTCCAATCCATCAATGCGCTCATGCGCAGATGATACTGTTCTTTTGTCCATTGAGTATTCCTATTTATTCCGGTTTCGTGGGCCAAGTTACATCTGGGAACCCAGCTTGCTGTGGGACATCCAAGAGGGCAGTCCTGTATGTAGCCCACTCAGCCTGCTTGTCAGATGATAAAGCAGCCCAGCGAAGTGGGTTGCCCACAAAGGCATCAACCTCAAGCAAGAGCTGGTCACGTTGGCTGCGTACTTGTGCCGCCGCTGCTGTTGCCAGTTCTTCAGCAGTAGGGGCAACATAAGCTGCGAAGTCTGTACCGATTAGAGCCATGACTGCATCGTTGTCGATGGTTGTGTCTGTGTCGGCAGGGTCTAAACCATAAGGTATCCAACCGTAGTCTGGATGATCAATCTCAACTTCCATACGAGCATTGTCTGCTTGCAGTGACTTTGCGTTGCGTACTTGTGTTATTGTTATGCTCATTATGCTGTCCTCACAAAAAGAGTTGTAGGCTGTTTACGCTTGCCAGAAGCAAGTTGAGTTTCCCCCATCGCTCTCCAAGTCCCTGATAAGGCAGAACTATTTTCATCACCTACAGTTATATCGCCACTTGGCTTATACTCTGGGCGTCCAGGTGGGCCATTTGCTGAACTATCAGTAACCTCTGCTGAAAGACCAGCAGGGAAAATTCCGCTTCCAGCATAAGTAGTCCCTGCAACCCAAGCAGCTTGGTCGGCGTTTGTGTAAGGTCGGCGACCAAATACATAAGTCCCAACAGCGCCGTAGGTTGTACTAGAAGTAGGAGCCGCTGCCCAAGTTAATCCGCCAGTATTGCCTGACTGTGCCGTGAGCATATAGCCATTAACAGGAGCATTTGATACTTGCATCTTAGCTTCGTTTACGGCCTGATCTGCAAGTTTACCTTGGGTCACATTAGCATCTGCAATGTGTGCGGTATCAATACTACCATCCACATACTGATTTGAATCAACAGAGTTAGCTGCCATCTTAGCTACAGTAACTTGAGCATCAGCTAGGTGTTCTGTGTCAATAGAACCGTTTACAAAAGAATCTGAGTCCACAGAGTTAGCTGCCATCTTAGCCGCTGTAATTTGACCATCAGCAATGTGTGCTGTGTCAATAGAACCGTCTGTATAATGTTCAGAGTTGAGCGCATTATCAGCAATCTTAGCGCCCGTGATTGCATCACCAGCAATATACGCACTAGCAATTGCTGTGCCTTGCCAGACACCTGTGCCGATTGTTCCAAGTGTAGTGATTGAAGTAGTACCCACAGTAGCTAAAGTATCTAACTTAGAACCGTCAGCCGATAAATCCCGACCATCTACTGTTTGTGTACCAGCCATTGTTAAATTGCCAGAAAGTTGACCACCTGACAGTGGAAGAAATCCAGAGCCAACAGTAACGCCAGCAACCCAAGAACTTCCGTTATAAACTTTAAGAGTATCACTAGTTGTATTATAAAATAAATCACCCTCGTCTAAATTAGAACTAGGGTCGCTCCCGCCGCTGGAATAAACAGAAGCAAATGCAGCAATGCCAGACAGATTTGACGCGACAGTATTAACATTACCTATTGCCCCAGACACGTTAGACATTGCGGTAACATTAGCAGATGTGCCTAGTATGCCTACGTCTTCGACAACAGCGGCAGTGCCTAATAAACCCATTGCAGTTACATTTGCACTAGTCGCCAACACGTTCATGTCGGTTACAATGTCGCTTGTGGCTAGCGTATTTAAATCTGAGATTATGTCTGAGCTAGCTAAAGTATTCATATCAGAAACAACGTCAGCGGTTCCTAGAATACCCATGTCAGTAATTACTGCGCTGGTTGCCAGCAAGCCCATGTCCTCAATAACGGCGGCATTTCCTAGAAGGCTCATGTCTTCAACAACAGCAGCCGTACCAAGCAAGCCCATATCTTCTATCACAGCAGCCGTTGCTAGAAGGTTCATATCCGTAACAATGTCGCTCGTAGCAAGTATAGCCATATCAGCTACAACATCGTTAGTACCTAGGATTGCCATGTCAGCTACAATAGCGTCAGTACCAAGTATCGCCATATCAGCAATAACAGCATCAACGCCCAGTTTTGCCATTGCCGATACATTGCCAGATGTACTAAGCAGCCCCATGTCTTCAATAACTGCACTTGTCGCCAGAAGCCCCATGTCTTCGACCACAGCGGCGGTGCCAAGAAGGTTAATGGATGCCGTTACACCAGATAAACTTTGAACCGCTGTAATAGATGGCCCAGCTTCTGGGTTTCCTGACGTTGCATTGAAGCCAAGGACAGTACCTTTTCTAGCATCTTTGTTTGGGAGCGTCAGGTCTACGCTGGCAGCGTCATCGACGGGTGCTTTGACTGTTCGCGAAAGAACCTCTTGCTGTTGTTGCTGCACCATGACGTTTGTGTCAAAATCGCTCTCAAGCGCAGCGGCTGTAATGTTTCCGCCCGACGTATAGACAGACGTCCGAGATAGCGGCGCGTCACCCATTATCGTTATTGTCTGCGAAGATGTGGGGAAGTTGTTAGATGTAAACGAAACGGATCCGGTGCCATCGCCACTAAGTGAGACAGTATAATGTGTACTCAGTGTTTTAAGGGTTGTGTCTACAAACACATCGACCTCGGCTTCTGCATTGACCTGGAAGGCGAATGAGAATGGGCCTGCGCTGCCATTGCCGCTGCTTTGTGCTTTTCTAGCCGTTGCTGAAATCGAAAACGTAGCCATTTACCAATCCTTACTTTTAGTCTTTGTACACTTTATCCACAGTTTTGTCACTGGGCCATATTAAGTAGGTCGAGTTGCGGGTCGCTAATGACCATAAATTTCCTTGCACCCTGCCGTCGCGAAGAGAGAATGCTGTTTAATGCGTCAAACCTGTCTTCATCAGTCGGCAACAATGCATATTCTGTTGAATTCATTTCTGCGTTTAAAGCGGGTAGAAGTGCGTCGTCTGGATTGTACCCGAGGTCACCCAACATCCGGCCTTTTTCGTCTACCATGTTAAGGGATGTGACAAAATCGTTGTATTGTACGCCGTTAAGCAATGTTCCGTTTATGCGCTTGCTGTGAAAAGAAAACGAACCAAACCCAGTTTCGCTTAAACGTATTAGCTCTTGGTCTAGGTCTGTGTAGCCGCCTGTTTGTATCCGAACAGGGTTCCATGTCTCAGACACTTTACCACTGCCGGCGGTCCTAACGTCACCCCAAAAGTTTAGCTTTGGCGGTAGTTGGTCTGAGAACATGGGGTTTCGAGACTTAGCGCCTTGAATCACACTATAAAACCCCTGCATGAATGCGGGTGCCTCAGTGTATAAATCACCGGTAATCGGATCTGTCCCTGGCGGTAGCATGGTATTACTCATCTCAGGATTGTTGAGCCGCTCCATCGTTGCATAGAAACTGTTCTGAGAAATTAACGGATATTTACCGTCCGATAGATACTCCGCTGCATAACTCGGCAACCCGCCTAAAGAGCGGTCCAAATTGCCAAGAACATTCGTGCCAACGCTGGCAACCTGGCTGCCGGCGAACTTAGACATCCGTTCGAAAAAATCTTCTTGGGTCTGGAACGAACCGCCAGCCGCCGACATAAGCTCCGACACACCTTGCAAAAACGGCATATTCCCAGCATACTCTGCCGCCGCTAGCGTGTAGGCTTTAGACATAAGCGCCACCATATTTGGGTCGTCTTCATATCGCGCATATTCAGCCATATCCGCCCCCATAGCCAACATTGCTGATAGCGGATCAAACCGGCTGAACGTGACAAACTTGTATGAGCCATCGTCTTGCTTAAAGCCAACTGAGTACTGTGGCACATTAGCGCCGCCCATTATGTTAATTCTGGTGCTAAAGTCTTTAGGCCCAGACCCAGTAACAATTATGTCGTCGCCGTAATCGCCGTTGGCCAAAGCAAACATAGACATTGCAATCCCGTTGCCGAGAGCAAGCTTGGCTAGTGCATCATCAAATTCAACGCCCGATATTGGCTTGTTGCCCCCTGGAAGAAGTTTTGCGCCAGGGATATTTGATTGTTTAATGCCGCGATAGATTGGCGACCAGTTCAGTGTCCGGTCGTATGCCTCGTTTATGACGTTGGTGGGCGTATTGTAGAATGGCACAACCACTTTCATGCCAGGGATGCCTTGGATTGCTGGCCCCATTCTACCAAAAAAGCCCTCTGGCGCTCCTTGGAACGTCAGCTTTCTTGCTTCCTTTGTCATCATCTCAGACACCTCTGTCGGTGTGTCTGTCATAATGCGTAAATATGCTGCCTCGGCTAATGCCTTTGCTTTTTCCCTGGACATCATTGTTTTACGCGCGCCGGTATATGCTATCTGCGAAGCTCGGTGCGCCTCACGATAAAGGACGCGACGCATAGAAATGACCTTGAAGTATTCATCCTCAGTAGCCAAGAAACGCCCAGGCAACCTTGTGGCTACGCCCAGAGTGTCAATGAATGATTTAAAATAGTCGCCCTGATTAATTGAAGCAGCAATGTCGGCTATGTTGTCTGTACTGCCCAATGAGCGACGGTTGCGGAGGTCAATCTTTGTGACCATGTCACCAGAATCGCCGGTCACAAATGTTTTAGCCATAAGAACTGCCGCATCTTTCTGCGCCATCATAAGCCCGTAAGCTTCAGCGGCAGCCTCACCCATGTAGCGCTGGTCGCCTACATCACCACGCAAACCGCCCATCGTGCGGACGTTACCAATGGCCCCAGCCAAACCGCGTTCCGCCAACGCAAGAAACTGAAACGATGCGTTGCCAGCCACGTTTATCATGTGGGTGACGGGCGAAGAGAGTAAGGCGTTTATGTAGTTTTCCATTGCAAAATCGTAAGTCTTCGCAGCCCAACCTTTTTCAGCGTACTTGGCCCGAGCGGCTGGCTTTTGCAGCGCCAAGAAAGTGTGCAGATGGTAATCGACCAAGCCGTCATCCATTTCGGAGATAAAGTTGTTTAGGTTGTCCGCATAGGTGCTAAGATCCATGCCCTCAAGCTTGGCTACGTTGGATATAACGGATAGCCCTCGACCGTATTCTGATACGTTCCCAGACACTTGGGCAGCAAGGTTTGATTGGATGGTGGCCATGATGCGCAGCTTTTTAAAGGCTTCGTTTTTAGCGGCTTCCTGTTCTGGCAAATAGGCCGGCATATTGAGTGCCTTGCGCGCGCCAAACTCCATTTCCTTGCCTAGCTTTATAACGGCGACTAAACCACCTAGCACGTCTTCCGCCGGCAGAACCTCCCCAGGCTTGCGACCCAACATTTTGTATATGATGCCATCATAACCAGTAAGGTTAGCCATGGCCATCATGGCGTCCATAGATTGCTTTTCGCGCCGAAGATGCTGAAACAGATCAACATTGTTTTGCTTGATGTTTTTGAGAACGGTTTCAATATCGAAGTCGCCAGGGTCGGTATTGAAAATCTCTCCGATGCGTCCCATGTTTAGACCGCCTTGGAACCCACCTTCCTCTAGCGCTTTATTAAGAGCGATGAGGTCGTTGTTTTCCATTGCCTTAATGACAACATCCCCCGATGGGCCTGTGGTAACTTCGTCGTCAGGTACTTGAGCGCCATAGGACCGTTGCTCGGCACCTTCAACAACTCTGCCAGCTTTTTCGACGCCGGCCTCGATAAGGTCTCTGATAAATCTAGCCATTAAACGCCCCCCTGCTTAGAGGCGAAAACATTAGTTAGCTGAGATTTCGCCTTGTTGTTTTTTAACTGAACCGGAGACGTAAAGGTCACGGGCAGTCTTGCCGCCCTTCTGGGCTGCAATTTGACGACGCAACTGTTTGATACCAAAATCATCATCAGTTGCCCCCGCCGCTAACTGTCGTTGCAGTTGAGCTTCCAAGGTATTCGCCATAGCCCGTCCCTCCATTTATCCATTCGGTTCCAGACCGATCAGTATTTTTAAACACTTCCGTCTCGTAATGGACAACATCAGCATAAGTTATACCGTCTATTTTTGCAATATCTTGCATTATATTGTAGAATAGGTCAGCCTTATCTGCAAAAATTTGCGTTGAATTTGCAACATCAAAGGCGTCATCAAATTCTGGTATGTATTGGAAGCGAATGCCAACCAGGCCGGCAGTGCTTTCATTAGTGCCAGCTTGAACATCAAACCTGTCAGATTGGCGCGCATCTGTTACAAACGTGAACCCATCAATTCCGCGTTCTCGCAGAATAGCCGTAACCTGTTGAGCGTAGTCCACGCCTTGGCGTTCTTTGAAATAAACCTCGACACCTGGTCGCGCCGTTTCAGAGTTTCCATCTACAACCTTAGATAGGAATACAGCATCTTGGTCATACTTGCGGCCAGCTTCAATCAAAGCCCTTTTGACATTTGTCGGATCAAAATTAGTTTGGGTTACTATTTCAAAATTTAAAGCCCTCTCAGTTTCGCCAACAAATTCACCAACCGTGTTGTTTGCTTGGAAACCAATTACCGATGCATCCGAGGCCAGTGGCGCCGTCAATTCGGATGCCAGTTCTGCTTGATCAACATTGGTTGGGACTTGCCCTGGCCGTTCCCTAGAAACGCCAGCAACATATCTCTGCGCTTCACCCTCAAGGGTTCCCAGCTCAGACTGAGCCGCCACAATGTCTTCTGGAGTACTGTCTTGCTTATTAATAATGCTGCGAAGTTCAGCAGCCCTTTCTCTGTCAGGCGACCCTCCGAACTTGCTTTCATAATCAAATGATCCACCTTCACCGACTTTTGAAGTCCATCCATTCTGTGACCAGAGTTCCTTTTCCATAAACCACACGACTGCTTGCAAGTCGTCTGGCCCCATATCTCCTAACCCTGGATCGAAGCTCTTAATGACACCAGTGCTGTTTATTATGCCGCTAGCCTCTGAGAAAACTTCCTGACCGAAACCAAATTCTTGCCCAATCTTTGGACCTTGCATTGTTGATTTGGTTAGATGCTTGCCCGACACGCCAGGTTCCGCTGGGGGTGGTATGCGGCCACGCCCAGAAGCTTTGCGCAGATAACGTGCGGCCCACACATCAATAGTGGCATCGCTGCCGTATCCAATCAGGTTGCCGGTGAAGTTAATAGTTTTAGGGGACGCGCCAGGTTTGATTTGCCTAAACATATTTATAAGGGCATCTGTGGCGGCGGGGCTATTTGCTCCGAACATTTGACCCGCTGCGTTTCTGATTAAACTAAAATCGTCAGCTTCATCCGCGTCCAGTGCAAAAATTGCCGGTCCTTTTTTGCCGCCGTCCGCTAGATACTTTTCGTATGCCTTTATTTGGCCATCAAATTCCCCACGGGTAAAACGTCGCAATACTTCAAGCGAATTAGTGTAGTTTCGCTGCACGTTAGTTTGTGCGGAAGTTGCTCCGAGAATGTCTGCAAACACATCGCCCAAACCGCCAAATTCTTTGCGCAAGCGAGTACGCATTGAACGATACCAGTTAGCCTCTTCAATGATATTAACAGCCGCTTGGTCGCCATCTTGCGCCCTTTGCACTAAAGAGCTAACGTCTTTGACCATTGTATCAACCATTTTACGTTTATGGTTTTCGGGTTTTACGTTAGGATTTAGCGGCTTGTTAAATTCATATGAAGGTTGTTGCCATTTGATTTTAACCTTGCCGTCGCGGTCAATTGTGTAGGACGGAGATTTTTCGTTTGAGCCTACTTTTATGGGCGTCCAGCCCTCTGATGTTGGATATTTATTTTTTATTTCTTGAACGACAGCAACAGCCTCTTTTGCAGACTCAGGATTTGGAGCGCTTGCAGATATGAAGCCACGCTCATCTTTTCCTATTGATGCTTTTCGTCCAACC